TAACCCTTTTCCTAAATATTTTTAGATAAATTTGGATTGCGAGGACAAAACAGATGCCATTAAATTTAGCATCTCCTGGAATTGTAGTAAGAGAGGTTGATTTAACCGTTGGTAGAATTGATCCAACTTCCGATGCTGTTGGGGCACTTGTGGCTCCTTTCGCAAAAGGACCTGTTGATGTACCTGTTTTAGTAGAGAATGAATCAGACTTACTTCAAAATTTTGGAGAGCCATACTCAACAGATAAGCACTATGAGCACTGGATGGTTGCTTCATCCTTCCTTGCTTATGGTGGTTCTCTAAGAGTTGTAAGATCTGATGACACCGATCTTAAGAACGGATTTGCTGGTGTTGCTGCCAACATTAAGATCAAGAGTTTAGATGATTACAATAATTTAGGTTATGATGAGAGCACAATCACCGACGTGACTGTTGCTGCCAGAAACCCTGGTTCCTGGTCAAATGGTCTAAAGGTTGCTCTGATTGATGCTAAGGCAGACCAAATTCTTGTCGGCGTTTCCACAAGCGTAGATCTGCCAAATATCCAAGTTGGATATGGCGTAACACAGTCAATTTCAGCAACTCTTCCTGGAGCAGGAACAACTTCAGTTCTTGATGGTTATCTGAAGGGTGTAATCACTCAAATCAGTGGCACCAACGCTTATGTAAAGATTCTTTCACATGTTTCTGCTGCTGGAACAGAAACCGCAGTAGATTACCAACCATCTGGAGTTTATGCGTTCTCTGGATCTGGTAGCGTTGCGATTCACACTTCTGGTCAGTCAGTTGCTGCTGGATCGACATCCTATACTTCACAGTTAGACTGGTTCGATCAGCAAACAATTTCGCTGTCCAATAATACGGCGATTTCTTGGAACAACATTGCCGATCGTCCTTCAACCTCATCATTTGCCGCAGCAAGAAATTCAAGATTCGATGAAGTTCATGTTGTTGTTATTGATGATAAAGGAACCGTAAGCGGTAATGCTGGAACCATCCTCGAAAAGCACTTGAGTCTTTCCAAGGCAAAAGATGCCGAGTATTCTGTAGGATCCCCATCTTACTGGAGAAAGTATCTCGCATCTAATTCGCAGTACATCTTTGGTGGATCTGCTCCTGCAGGAATCACAACCACTGGATTTAGTTCAGGATTTACTCTTGCCACTGACACTGGTTGGGATCAAGATACCGATTCAATCCTCTTTGGTGCCACTGGAGCAAACACTCTGACTCTTGCTGGTGGTAAGAACTATGATGCTGGAACAGATATCACTGCCAGTGGAGCACTGACCTCTACTATTGGCGGACTGTCTACTGGTTACGATCTATTCTCAAATAGCGAAGAGTATGAAGTAGATTTCCTGCTTATGGGATCTGCCAACTATCCAAAGGAAAGTGCCCAGGCTCTTGCCAATAAACTGATTTCAGTTGCCGAAGAAAGAAAGGATGCTGTAGCATTTATTTCACCATATAGACTCGCATTCTTGAGTGATGGAACTGTCGGAACCGTAACGGTCAATTCGGCAGCAGACATTACCAACAATGTAATCAGTTTCTATTCACCAATCACTTCTTCATCATACGCAATCTTTGACAGTGGTTACAAGTACATGTATGACAAGTTTGCGGATACATTCAGATATGTTCCTCTGAACGGAGATATTGCTGGTCTTTGTGCCAGAACAGATATCAACAACTTCCCATGGTTCTCACCAGCAGGAACAACCAGAGGTGCTATCCTTAACGCAGTAAAACTCGCATACAATCCTTCCAAATCACAAAGAGACAGACTGTATTCTAACAGAATCAACTCTGTAATCTTTACTCCTGGTTCTGGAATCGTTCTCTTTGGAGATAAGACTGGTCTCGCCAAGTCTTCTGCTTTCGACAGAATCAATGTTCGTAGATTGTTCATCTACCTGGAAAATGCGATCACCGCTGCTGCTAAAGATCAACTCTTCGAATTCAACGACGAAACGACAAGAACAAACTTTGTAAATATTGTCGAACCATTCCTTCGTGATGTTCAGGCGAAGAGAGGTATTCAGGACTTCAGAGTTATCTGTGACGAAACCAATAACACGGCAGCAATCATAGATAGCAATGAGTTTGTTGCTGATATCTTTATCAAACCTGCTAGATCAATTAACTACATTGGATTGACCTTTGTCGCCACCAGATCTGGTGTTTCATTTGAAGAAATTATCGGAACCGTTTAATTTTTAGAGGTATCTAACAATGGCATTAAGAACAATTTCAGATTTTAAAGCAAGACTTAAGGGTGGTGGTGCAAGACCCAATCTCTTTGAGGTTGAGTTAGCATTCCCAACAGCAGTCGGTGGTTTAACTGGAGCAAGTAACGATCTGGCAAACTTCCTTGTAAAAACAGCGGCACTCCCCGCTTCAAATGTTACTCCTATTGATGTGGCATTTAGAGGAAGAGTGCTAAAGGTTGCTGGAGACAGAACCTTTGATACCTGGACGGTTACCGTAATTAACGACACCGACTTCGCTATTCGCCATGCTTTCGAGAACTGGATGAATAAAATTAATAATGTTGAAACTGCTCAAGGATTAACTGATCCCACATCATACATTGCCAATGCTTATGTTCATCAACTCGATCGTGATGGAGAAAAGTTAAGAACCTATAAGTTCCATGATGTTTTCCCAACTAATGTTTCCCAAATTGATCTTTCATACGATACAACCGATACCATCGAAGAGTTCACTGTAGAACTACAAGTTCAGTGGTGGGAAGCAATTAGAGGAACAGCACCTGGTGCTGGTGGAGATAACATCAGTTGAGACACCTGATAAATAGTTAAAATAAACGGTTTTAAATTTATAAAATGGCAAAACTCTTCGGATTTTCAATTGACGATTCTTCACAAAAACCGGATTCTGTAGTATCCCCCGTCCCTCAAACCAATGAGGACGGGGTTGATCATTATATTGCGAGTGGTTTTTATGGTCAATATGTAGATATTGAGGGAGTATATAGAACAGAATTTGATCTTATCAGAAGATATCGTGAAATGGCACTTCACCCAGAGTGTGATGCTGCTGTTGAAGACATCGTAAATGAAGCAATTGTCAGCGATCTTTATGATTCTCCTGTAGAGATCGAACTATCCAATGTAAATGCAAGCGATAAATTAAAGACTAAAATTAGAGAAGAATTTAGGCATATTAAAGAAATGATGGACTTTGATAAAAAGTCCCATGAAATTTTTAGAAACTGGTATGTTGATGGTAGACTTTATTATCTAAAAGTTATTGATATAAAAAAACCTCAAGATGGGATTCAAGAGATCAGATACATTGATCCCATGAAGATGAAGTTTGTCAGACAAGAAAAAAAGACAAACAAAAGAGATATTGGGGCACTTCAAAGTCCAACGGATATGAAGAAGCAAGTATATCCAGAAATTGAAGAGTATTATGTATATACCCCGAAACCAAATTATCCTACTGGAGTATTCTCTTCATCCGCAAGTAGCAAAGGATCGATCAAGATTGCCAAAGATTCTATCACATATGTAACCTCTGGTTTATTTGATAGAAACAAAGGAACTTGTCTGTCATATCTTCATAAAGCAATTAAATCTCTCAATCAACTCCGCATGATTGAAGATTCACTTGTTATCTACAGATTGTCAAGAGCACCAGAAAGAAGAATTTTCTATATTGATGTTGGCAATCTTCCAAAGGTAAAAGCAGAGCAATACCTTCGTGAAGTTATGTCTCGCTACAGAAATAAGTTGGTTTATGACGCCAATACTGGCGAAGTTCGTGATGATCGCAAGTTTATGTCGATGATGGAAGATTTCTGGCTTCCAAGAAGAGAGGGTGGTCGTGGCACAGAAATCACCACACTTCCTGGTGGACAAAATCTTGGAGAATTAACTGATGTTGAATACTTCCAGAAAAAACTTTATAGATCCCTAAATGTTCCAGAATCAAGAATTGCCAATGATGGTGGATTCAATCTTGGAAGATCATCAGAAATTTTAAGAGACGAACTTAAGTTTTCCAAGTTTGTCGGTCGTTTAAGAAAGCGTTTTTCAAATATGTTCAATGACATGTTGAGAACGCAATTGATTCTCAAGAACGTGATTGCTCCAGAAGATTGGGAGCAAATTAATGATCACATTCAGTATGATTTCTTATATGATAATCAGTTTGCAGAACTCAAAGAGTCCGAAATGTTGAATGATAGACTTGGACTGCTTTCAACAATGGAACCATATATTGGAAAATATTTTTCTGTTGAATATGTTCGCAAAAGAATTCTTCGCCAGACTGATCAAGAAATTATCGATATTGATACTCAAATTGAGCAAGAAATCAAGAATGGAATTATTCCAGATCCAAGCAGTGTAGATCCAATTACTGGAGAACCATTACCTCAAGAAGGTGATGTTGGACTAATGGGTGATGTTCCACAAGAACCAAATCTTGAACAACAGGCAGCTACTACTGACGCACAATTACAAAAAGACACCAAAAAAGCTGAAATATAAATAATCTTGAAAACCATAGGATGTTAAATGGAAGATTTAATTGATTTGATTGCGACTGATTCGTCCCCAAAAGATATTTCGGATACAATTAAAAATACACTTTATACAAAAGCAGCAGAAAGGGTCAATTCTTTAAAACCAGAAGTTGCTTCTGCCATGTTTATTCCTGGTGAAGCACAGGAACAGGAATAACTAAATAACTAATATAAACTTTTGAATAGATATGTCTGCCTTTAAAATAGTTCAAAAAGTTGCTAAAGTTGGTGGAGGTTCCACTAGCGATCCAATTGCTTTACAATCTGGGCATGTAAGAATTGCTCCAGAATCCGATGCTTATGTTGAAATTGGATATTCACCAACTATTAGTACTTCTACAAGTTTGTGGATAAAGGCGGGTGAAGTTGTATTTCTAAAGGAACCTGTTAGATCTCAAAATGTTGCTGGAGTAACCACTGGTTCTTCAACAACGGTAACTTTCCCAGGAGGAACTGGTTCTTGTGTTGATGTTGGAGACTTTGTTTCTTTGACAGGAATTCAACCAACTGGAATCAATACTGTCTTCGCAGAAGTTACCAGTATTTTGAGCACAGATCCAAGAAATGGATATCAGTCAGACAGGATTGTTCTTAACTGGGATACTTCAGCAATTACTGGAGTTATCACTGCTACTAGTGGTGCTGAAATCAGAAAAGCGGTTAAGATTGCCACAAGTTCAAGTGGAGACACTCATATCACAGAAGTTCAAATTACTAATTCCCTCTAATGAAACTCATCACAGAAGAAATTTCAAACGTACAAATTATCACCGAAGGTAAAGGTGCTAATAAAAAATTATACATTGAAGGTGTTTTCCTCCAGGGCGATATCAAAAATCGCAATGGAAGAATGTACCCTATGGAAACTCTTTCTCGTGAAGTTCAAAGATACAATGAAACATTCGTCCAAAAAGGACGTGCTCTTGGAGAACTTGGACATCCTGATGGTCCAACCGTAAACCTTGATAGGGTTTCTCATAAGATTACTTCTCTTGTTAGAGAGGGAAGTAACTTCAAGGGTAAAGCACAAATCCTGAACACTCCCATGGGTAAGATTGCATCTTCCCTTCTTGATGAAGGTGTAATGCTTGGCGTTTCTTCTCGTGGTGTTGGTTCACTCAAAATGACCAATGAAGGTCACAAAATTGTCGGTGAAGATTTCATGTTGGCAACTGCTGCTGATATCGTTGCCGATCCTTCTGCTCCTGATGCTTTTGTTCAGGGAATTATGGAAGGAAAAGAGTGGGTTTGGGAAGGTGGAATCCTTCGTGAACAACTCGCAGAAAAAACTCAAAGAAGAATCAATACTCTTGTAGATCAGAGAATGCTTGAAGAACACAAGTTAAATCTTTTTAATGATTTTCTCTCAAATCTATAATTTATAAATAAATATAGATTATACAAGAATCTAAACAAACAAATGTCCGTTGGTAGCAATTTACAAGAAATGGAAAACGTAGTAACCAAAGGAGCTAAACCTGCCGATCCAATGCCAAAGTTGAATCTGGATACTCCAGGTCAAACTGGTTCTTGGGAAGATCTCGGTGGTCCTACTCCTGAAAATTATAAGTCAGACGACGATTCGGCAAAGCTCAAAGAGCCTGCTGCAACTCTTTCACAAGTGAAAGATGTTGTCAATAAAGGTGCGAAACCTGCTGATCCTATGAAAAAAATGTCAGAGGAAACAGAGGACGAAGAAGAGGAAGTAACCGAAGCAGAACTTGAGTCTGAAGAAGTACTCGAAACCGAAGAGGAAGTCGAAGGTGAGGAGGAAGTTGAAGAGGAGTTTGACATCGAAGAAGATGTTCAAGCACTTCTTGCTGGTGAAGAGCTCTCTGAGGAATTCCAAGAGAAGGCACGTACCATTTTTGAAGCTGCTATCAAGGCAAAAGTTGCTGATATTAAAGAGCAACTTCAAACACAATATGAAGAATCATTGGTTGAGCAAGTAGCATCAATCAAAGAAGAGTTAACCGATAGAGTTGACGCATACCTTGAGTATGTTGCCGATGAGTGGATCCAAGAGAACGCTCTCGCAGTTGAGCACGGTCTTAAGACCGAAATGACAGAATCATTCCTTGCCGGAATGAAGAGTCTTTTTGAAGATCATTATGTAACAATCCCTGAAGATA